TACGCGGTGGGGTGAGCTCTAGCGATTTCGGGCGACGTCGGGGCACGCCCTTTCTCTTCAATGAACTGGTCACCCCAGGTGTACAATTCGTCGAGCACGGAGTTGCTCGTGTTGTTACTTGGGAAGACTCCATATTCGTCAAAGTCGCCTTCTTTCTTGCAATAGGTGGCAGCTTGTTCGCTGGTGCCACGTGCGATTTCGAGGTGAGCTCGAGGGAGGAGACCCGAGACTCTAGTGCGTCGAGTTGACCGATTAAAAACAACAAATCCTTGCAAGTGAGGGGTTCCACTGTCGCCTTGCTCTCGTCCGACAACGAGGTATCGCATGAGCTCATGCTCTCCGAGTTGACTGACATGTTGTCGGTCTTGGTCAGTAGGGTTATTAATGGTAAAAACCCATCTTCGCGACTGAATCGATGGCATCTTGATTTGTATCAAAATTATGAGAGGGGGTGGGACAAAGTCGTCGTAGGTAATAATAGGCTACGACGACTCATAAAAAATGACACGAGCATTGGCATACCGTGCAGGAGGCGCGCTTATCAGGCGCACGGCTATGCGCCACCCCAGTTATAAATATGCGCGCGCTGCTTATCGTTATGGTCCCTCTGCTTATAAGTATGGCTCTAAGATTGCACGGTTTCTATACCGCCGTTACAAGAGTCGAAAACGTTCGCCCGCCAAAAAAGCAAGGATTGGAATCGGAGAAGCAGTTGGAAGCTCCAGTTCAAAACAAGCGTTGCAATCGCGCGACATCGGTTTTCAAGCACTTGCAAGCCGAACGTTAATGATTGATAACTTAACTGGCACAGACCAGGGAACGGCAAATAACCGTCAAGATCGTCAAAACACGATAATTAACTGCCGTGGATTTAAAGTTTGTATGGCGGTACGAAACAACATCGGAAATGCCCCCGTTTACTATAACGTCGCATTGGTGTCGCCAAAAAATTCAGGAGCAATCACAACGGATAACTTTTTCCGAGGTCAGGGTAACGCAAGCAGAGGCTTAGCGTTCGACAACAGCAGAACAGCTTTGGAATTTCATTGTCTTCCCTTGAACACAGACAACAAATACATCCTGAAGCACAAACGGTACAGATTGGCACCAGAAAATGGAGGTAACCAACAATACAACAACCAGCGTAGCAACAGCTACATGAACATCAACTGGTATGTCAAATTGAAGCGTCAATTACGGTATGATGACGCCGATTCGAACTTTCCCATCGACGGATCCGTTTATCTTGTTCAGTGGTGTGATACATTTGACGCCGCGTCAGGAAGTGCCTCCGCGCCATCTACTGTACAAATCATGCAAAGACACATAATGTACTTCCGCGAGAGTAAATTGTGTTGTTAATGCCGCCACGCCCGGCACCCAGCCCTATTTCGCCTGAACTAATTTGCCGCCGGGGGCGGAGAGGATATAGAAACAGTCGTTGGTGTTGGTGGCCCCGGCGGTCGCGCGCGAAACACAACGACACTCGACCGGGTCGCAAAAAGACGCGACCCGGGAGCATTGGCCTTCGCGATAACTTAGTCATCTACTGATTTAATAATGTACCTGTCACCTGTCATCTTCTCCATATCTGGTTGTTCATTACAAAACACTACCACATGCGGGACACCGCTCAAATACTTCATCGTCGAATTGTATTTCGGCGAATATATCATCCGATCTTTCAACTGTTCCAATATCGTGTATTGGAGGTATTCCATGCCACCACGAGGTATATTGAAGAAAAACACCAATTTAGACTTGTCAATCGTGTGCGCAATATCATCACGTTTTCCAGCCGACAAAACCTGAGCACGCTCTGGCCGAGTAGATAAATACCAAGCTTGAAACCAAGATTTCCCCTTACCACCTTCTTCATCAACATAAAACAGAACTGAACGATCGTCATCACATGGTGCATCAAGAACACCGGCTAAATCCGTTTGCCACTGGCGGGGGGATCCAGTACGGAGGTCGGGGATGGGGGCTCGGTGTTCAAAGAGCTTGCACACTCTGGGGTATCGCAGGTACGCGGTGGGGTGAGCTCTAGCGATTTCGGGCGACGTCGGGGCACGCCCTTTCTCTTCAATGAACTGGTCACCCCAGGTGTACAATTCGTCGAGCACG